GTCTAACAATTGATTTATAACCATGACAGTAGAAAGATTTATTCCAGAAGATCCATACAGTCCACCAAATATCCCTGTGGATGAGATGAATCTTGGTTCTTATGTATATCAAGGCAAATATTTTTATCCAATTCTACCACTTCCTTGGTATCCTGTAGATTCTGGTGATACTAAAGATAGATTTGATTTAAGAGTTCTTCCAGATGCTGAACTTGCAGCACTTGGATGGACTCCAGCACCTGCACAACCAACTTTTGACTCAGAAACAGAAATCTGTCAGTGGGATGAAGAAGTTGGTAACTGGGCAGTATCTCCAATTCCAACTCCAGAAGAACCAGCAGAATGATTAAATGACTTTTGAAATTATAGATAATGTTCTCACTGAAGATGAACTAAAACCAATCAGGGAAATCATGTTTAATTCGGGATTTCCCTGGAATTTTACTCCAGTGGTATCATCATTAAATGATAGTGATGATACTATCATGGGATCTTATTATTTTACTCATACTTTTTATAATAAATTTTATGCTGATGAGTTTTGTCCTGTTTTTGCTCCAATCCTGAATAAAATTAATGTAAAAGCATTAATGAGAGTTAAAGGTAATTTGTATACCTCAACAGAAAAACTCATACATCATAATAACCATTGCGATTTCCAATTTGAACATCGTGGTGCTATCTTTTATTTGAATACTAATAATGGACTAACTGTTCTTGAAGATGGTACTGAAGTTCAATCAGTAGAAAACAGATTACTTTTATTTGAACCACACAAACCTCATCATAGCACTACATGCACTGACTCGCAGTGTAGAATGAATGTAAACTTTAATTTCTTTTAACAATGAATAAGAATGATATTGTCTCTCCAGTTTCTTATAATGTCAATGATTTTCCATTTTTGACTTATGAACAACTTGCAGTTCTAAGACTTGAAGTTGCGGAAAGACTTACGAGACAGATGAGTGATGAGGAAAGATTTAAGTACATCAGCGATCACATTTTTCATAGTTTGCCTTTGGAGCATATTGAGTTGCAAGGAACATTGATTAGAGCAGGTGCTGGTGAATTACTTGACCAAATACTGAAAGAAATACTTGGTGAGGACTATAAGATAACTGCAAAAAAGACCTCTGAAATACGAAGAGAAAATGGTGATCCTCCATTGTGAAGACACTTTAAAAACTGGCACACTGACCCACTAAATCGATTTTGGTGGGTTTTATAGTATGTGAGTACAGAACGAAACCAATGAGGTACTCCAATCTAGATCGACTGCTTTTTCTTGGATCCCTGGTGTGGATGATTCACTGGGTAACAAAAGTTACTGAAGCAGTTTTGAATGCATTATTCTGATGCTCACATTATATACTACTGGGTACAATTATAGCAAGAAACGTTGTACCAAAATCGTTGAATGGTTCATCACTAAAGAACTTCCACATCATAAACTTGAGATTACAGTTAATCATCGAGGAATGTTGCGCGAAGGAGTTTGGGGTTGGGTTGGTGTGACTGATTGTGATTATCGTCCACGTTCATTTGAAATTGAATTGCACAATCAAATGGATTCGGAGCACTATACAAGAACCCTTCTACATGAACTGTGGCACGTCTATCAGCACGTTATGGGGGATCTTAGGGATAAGTATGGAAAGAGGCACTGGAGGGGCATAGACCACTCTCTCACAGACTATTCTGAACAACCATGGGAAGTACAAGCATTTCAAATGGAACAAGTCCTCTATGAGGAATTCCTAAACCACTTGACAGACACCCAACAATCTCTGTAGACTACCTTTGTTGGGTTTGATGACCATCATCTAAACACTCTTAAAACCACAATGAAACTCAAGAAAAACCTTATCAACGTTCAACCAAAGAGTTCAAAGGCTAAGAACAGATTTGTGAACCAAATGGATAAACTTCATGCAATGGAGGTAGAACAGGAAACTGAGACTCAACTCTTTGTTGTTTCTATTAATCGTAAGTACTGTTTTTGGATGAATAAAGAAAACGATCCTCATTGGAGTATTATTAAATGATTGGATTGATTGCTGCACTTACTTGCGGTACGACCACGTACTATGGTTTGAACGATAATACTCATGGAAAAACTACTGCGAACGGTGAGCGGTTTGATGCTTATTCTTGGACTTCAGCTAGTCCTCATCTACCTATGGGTTCACGCATACGGGTAACAAACCAGGATAATGGTAAACAAGTTATTGTTCGTGTGAATGATCGTGGTCCTTATTCTCATGCGGATCTAGATCTTTCTTATGCTGCTTTTGCTCACATTTCTTCTGTAAAAAAAGGTAACGCTGTCGTTTGTTGGAGGGTTGTTGGATGAAAAAACTTATTGTTCTTGCTGCACTTTTGTTTTCCTCTCCTGTCTTTGCTCAGGAAACACATCGTCCATTTCGTTATGAAACTGCATGTGGAATTGAAACTCCCACAGAATTTTTTGAAGATACCTGTGTTGTAATTGAAACAAGGGAACCTAGTGGGGCACTTCGTACTCGTAATGTATTCTCTAATAAACATCGTCTGACAATTAAAGGGCGTTTTGATAAAGAAAAAGGTTATATGACTTGGGATAGCCATAATCAAAGAGAATATAAGTGGGAATATAAACTTGGTGGAAGTGGTTGGACGTACATTATGCCTGGGGTACTTTTGGAGAACGTTAGCTGGGATTAGTCTATTAAATAGTAATCAAATACAAAAGTAAAAATGAACGAAGAATCTCAAATCGACAAGTGGAATCGTGGAGTAACTCTTTTTGAGGAAAGTGTATTGAAACCTGATTCAGAACTTCGTAACTGTGCTCACAATCAACTTTGTTTTCATGAGTTGATGGCAGTTCGTGAACAAGTGCTACAATATCTTAAGACTTTAAGACAATGAATTCTACATACATATATTTCATTATTTTCTTTTGTATTGCTTACTTGATTGTCACAGACCAATCTGTAGCGAGGGCATTCTATATGCTTACTCAACTGGCAAAAGTAGAATATGAGAAAGTTAAGTGGTGGATTTTGCACAATCCTGCAAATCCAATCGTCAAGTATCTTATTTGGCGTAAATCCATAAAAATGGCAGAAGAACTTATGAAAGAATTTGAGGACAAAACCTGAACTGGCACAAGACCCCTTGATTTTTCTGTCAGGGGGTTTTATAGTAAGTACGTACAAATTCAGAACAATGACCTACACAGCAAAACTCAAAGTTTCTTTTGATACTGAATGGACTCCTACTTATGGTGGGTCTGGAATTTATGATGATGACACTCTTCCAGAAGAGCATTATACTTTTGAGATTCCTTGCGAAGATATTAACACCATTCAACTATTTCGTTTCTTTGGTACGATTGCTCGTGCAATGGGACATAATGAAATCGGTATTATGAAAGGTGCTTGTTCGCTTGCATTTAATGATATGCGTAGTGAAGAAGATATGAAAAAGATTGCTTATGAATTTGATCTTAAACTCTCTGAAGAGTATTCAAAAGAATTTTCTGAGATGCAAGATGAGATTTATGATTTGAAAGCAAAACTGTCACGTTGCCAGCAACCTGATAATCCACAATATACTGAAGAAGAAATGGAAGCAATGACATCCGAGCAGTATAAAGGATGGAGTGGTCTTGTTCCTGGTTCTTCTGAAGCAGTTGAAAAAGGTTGCAAATGTCCTGTAATGGATAATGAAGATATGCCCGATGGTCGCAAATGGGTGAATGGTGATTGTCCTCTTCATGGTAAAGCAAAATGAAACTCATTCAATTTGGTGTAAGAAACGATTATGGAAAAGAGTATTATATGACTCTTTGTACTGGAAAACGATATTCACTTTTTCAGGCTGCCATTGATGTAGGAGAACTTTCTAAATGGAATGAACCACCATACATTCAGATTTCTTCTGGTTATGGGAAACTTTTTTCTTTTCTCTTCACAATTTCTAAATTTGGATTTTGCTTTGATTTATTTGGTCGCAACTGGAGAGACGAACTTTTTTATTCTCAACCAAACGAAATTACTAAAGACTAAACTATGAGTTTTTCGAAGACTGTTTCAATTTTTGCTGCACTCGCTAGTATTTTTGGTGCTGGTATTACTGGTTGGAAACTTGCTGAAGAAAGTAAAAATCCACCCCCAGTAGAAGCACCAAGTATTAATGCATTTGAAGAAAAGATTAGTGAACTTGAAAAACAAATTGAAGAAACTAAAAAACCAGTTGAGCAAGTGACACAACCTCAAGTCCAAGAAGTTCAGCAACCTGTTATACTACCTCCTGTAGCACCACCAGCGCCACCCCAAGTACCAACGGAGGCACAACCATGAGCGGCGGACATTTTGGCGATTGCGGTTACGATTACTACAAGGTAGCACAGTTTGCTGATGAGTTGGAAGTAGAAATCCAAAACAACAACAAAAAACTAGATGAGTATGAGTATGCTCCCAATTTTTCACCAGAAACTATCAAATATTTGAGGAAGCAACTTCGTCTGATGCGTAAGGTATCAGAAATTATGAGACACGTGGACTATTTGTATTCTGGTGATCATGGTGAAGATAGTTTTATGTATCGTGTAAAAGAAGTAGAGAAACACTGGAAAGAGTGTGAAGACCTTGCTACTCGTATGGATAAATGGAATGAGGAAGACGTAGTTTAGTGAATAAATAAAAATGTCTGTTTGGACGGCAATCTCTACAGACAAAGATTGGGTGCTCTTTGGGCACCTTTTCTATTATAAATAATAATGCCGTCCAAATAGAATAGAAATGAACTATCTAAAGGTTTATTGTAACCTTATTAGGAAAGCAGAGAACAGAACTTCTCCTGGAGGTTACACAGAAAAACACCATACATTTCCAAAAAGTATCTTTGGAAAGAATAACAGAGTTGTTGTGCTTACAGCAAGAGAACATTACATAGCACACGCATTATTGGAAAAGATTTGTATTCAAAGATATGGGTTAAAAGACAAAAGAACTATTAAGATGACTTATGCTCACACATCTATGGTGGCAGTAAATGGGAATAATGAAAGATATTATAATTCTTATCTTTATGAAAATGCTAAAATAAGATTTTCTATCAATAACCCATCAAAAAGTTTAGAGGTTAAACAAAAGCAAATCAATTCTGCATTAGACAGATGGAGTAAACCAGAACAAAAACAAAAAATGATTGGTGAAAATAATCATTTTTATGGAAAACACCATAGTGAAGAAACCAAAGCAATATTAAGAGAAAAAACCAGTGCTTATATGACTGGAACTGGCAATCCACGCACCAGAACTTGGAAAATAACATTTGACAACGGAGAGGTCATTGTGGTAAGATGTCTAAAGTTATGGGCAAGAGAAAATGGATACAATTATGATAGTGTCCTTAATGTAAAACGAAAAATTTCTTTAAATCACAAAGGTATTATTAAAGTTGAGCATTATGATGAAATTAAAATTATTTGATTTTGAAAAATATGAAGATTATGGTTGGGAGTTCTTCTTCCAAATCCTCACAACTTCCAAGTTTGCCCTGTTGGATATTACAGTCCAGTGGGATGATTATGGAGCAGATGAATTATTCCCAGCAATTTCGTTCAGCATTGGTTCCAGTCATTTGCTTGGATTTTTTATCCGATACAAACGATTTCAATTTGATTTGGATGTAATTACTGTAAGACCCAGAGACCTTCGTTGGTATAGGAACAACAAATGACTGACAAAACAAAACTACTCAAGATGATTGAAAACGCCCTTCAAACAGCACCACCCGATGAGGAGGCAGAAGCACAAGCAGTAATTGATGCTACGGCAGATTGGTTTGAAGAAGTGCTACAATCTATGGGTATCACACCATCCTGTATCCCAACTCTGTTACGATGGCAAGCACACCAACACGAGTATTTGAACGATGACTGATCTTTCTAAACTTACTTACAAAGAACTTCAACAACTTGAAAGGCAGATTGGTGAACGCAAAGAGGTATTGTGCAAGTCAAAGGATTGTGTTGAAGGGTATAAAGTAACTTTCTGTGTGAAGTTCAATCCTGCCATGCACACATATACTGACTTGAGAAGTTCAGAAGAGTTTGGTGATTACTTGGCAAATGATGTAGCAAATTACATTATTAAAGATGGTTTTCCTGATTTGATTGTGAGCGGTTTTGAAGTTGAAGAGATGAATGACGAGTATAAGGTAGAGTGGAAGGACTTTTGGGAGGATGGAAATGACAACTAGAGCACTGCAAATCTTGGAATGCACGATGGAACTCTCTATGAGACCCAAAAGTAAAGATAGGCAGAAGTTGATTGCCCGTGTAATCAATGAAGTTGCTGATAGGTTATGTACTGATTGTGGTGAACTTGAAGACCCTGTATCTGTGTTGCGTGAAATTGCTAATGAAATTGAGCAATTATAAATAAAAATGTCTATAGGTACGGCAATTCTCTACAGACAAGATTGGGTGCTCTTTGGGGCACCTTTTCTATTATAAATAGTAATGCCGTACCAGTAGAATAGAAATGACTAAAAATAGTCCAAGAATTTACACATATAAAATTACCTTTGAGGAAGTTCCATATTACTATTATGGAGTTCATAAGGAAAAAAGATTTGATGAAGAATATTGGGGTTCTCCAATAACAAATAAGTGGTGCTGGGAACTTTATACTCCAAAAAAACAAATACTTCAACTCTTTGACTTTACTGATGACGGTTGGATAGAAGCACAAGAGGTTGAAAAAAGAATAATTACTCCTGTTTTGAATGAAGAATGGTGTTTGAATGAAAATATTGGAGGTATAATGTCTATGAATATAAAAAGTGTTGCTGGAAAAATAGCAGGACAAAAAACATACCAACTTAAATTAGGTCTTCATTCATTATCAAAAGAAGAGAAAAGGGAAGTTGCTAAACTGGGAGGTAAAAAATCTTACGAACTTGGTGTGGGTGTTTTTGGAATAAGTCCAAACCAAAGAAAAGAAATTAATAGAAAAACATTTGTTGGAACAAAATGGTGGAATGATGGTAATGGAAATTGTAAGATGTCCAAAGAATGTCCTGGTGAAGAATGGTTTCCTGGTCGTGGAAAGAACACATTACTTTGGTGGAATGATGGACAAACTCAAAAAAGAAGTAAAGAATGTCCTGGTGAGGGTTGGTTTCCTGGTCGTGGTAAATTCATAAAAATAACATAGGGACACTTTTTAAACCGTCACAAGAGCACTTGAAACATAGTGCTCTTTTTGGTATGATACTCCCATACGCACAAAATCATTATGATTGATTATGATAAAATGTTTGAACCAACGAACAAGTTTGTTGTTCCTGTAAGTTTTCATCTCTTACCAGAAGATGAAATAAGATTGCGGAAGTTCATCAACCTCCATTATCTTGGTGATGAGGATGCAAATATACTCGTAGATGGTCTTTTTGTTCCAAAATATCCAGAGAAAGAAACACAAGAGTTCAAAAATGCTTCTTGGAGGATTTCAGGTGGTTATACAGTAAATCTTGCTGTAGAATTTGATGAAAAAGGTGTCCCTACATTTGAGGTTGTGAAAAATGGTTGAGAAAGTAAAGTTTGTAACTGTCACTCGTGTGATTGATGACCGCAAAGGTATGCATTACCTTGATGCTATTGATGAGAATGGGTATCACTGGTATGCTGAAATGGATAACAAACAAGAGAAGTGGTTAGTATATACTAAAGTGTGGACTAAAGACCCTCAAATGCCATATGACATTTGACTAACTGGCACACCGACCCTCCTGTGGTCGGTGGTTTTGTCGTATAATAACCTTGTAAGCAACCAAACTGATGACTGACCTTTCTCCTGAAGCACAAAAAATCGTAGATGCTTTCAATGCAGGATTTGACCGCCCTCTTGCTGTTCATCTTAAACCACGAATTGCTGTTGCCCTTCGTGCCCTTGCAAAACAAAGCACCTTTGCCGACACCAGAGTTGGCGTAACAGAAGAGGTGGTTCTTGTTGATGACATTCTCAAAATCGCAACTGAACTGGAGCAAATCTGATGCAACTTTCTTACGGCAACGACCTTCTTTTGGAGGCAGCAGAACTTCGTGCTATCCTCAAAGGTGAATTAGGATTTCGTAAGTGTCCCGATTGTCAAGGTGATGGTGAGAGTTGGACACTTCATTATGTTCTGAAAGATGACTCAGACCAAAGTAATGAACAGTTCAAGGAAGTGAGTGCTCAATTTGCTGCTGACTTTGATGAGGACAATCTACCACCAGAATACTCTTGGGGTGAGTGTCATCTTTATGAATGTGATACCTGCCATAGTGTAGGTTATATCCCTGTGGAGCAGTGGTGATGAACTACGAAACTGAAATTATTGATGGTCGCAAAGCAATTGTCCGTCATTTCTTCAAGGCACACGAAATCCAAGTTGGTTCTCGTTGGGCACGAGCAGATGGTTCCAAAGGTTATGTAACCGTTGAAGGTTTCAATACTTATGGAGACACAGACCCTTGGATTGAAGTTGTGTATTCTTGGGAACTAAATGGTGAAAAATTTACTCACGAAAAAGATGCTTTTATCTTTCAGTCAAAGTATTGTTTGATTGTTGAGGACTGATGCCTGACGACCATTATCAATCAGAAAAACTGATTATCAAATCACTTCAATCTTACAAAGGTCTCATTCCGTCAATCAATTTCAAAGATTACGAATACTCTCTTTACCTCCAATATGCCTCTCCTGAGGAACTTGAACAGGATATTGTGAGTGAGAAAACTTATCTTAAGATAGTTTATGAAGGCAACTGGGATGATGAGACAACCAACTTTTCACAAGCACGAATGAGGTATTTTTAATGACTGAAGAACAAATCCTACAAATGGTAAAAGAATACTTCAACGAAGAATGGTGTGAAGAAGATG